CTGCAGGTGCTAGACTCAAGACATTTGGTGGCAGAGCATCAGGTCCTGCTCCATTAGAAGAATTGTTTGATTTCTGTATAGAGAAATTTGAAGGAGCAAAGAACAGAAGACTCTTTCCTGTTGAATGTCACGACATTATGTGTAAGATAGGAGAGGTTGTAGTTGTTGGTGGAGTAAGACGTTCTGCCCTTATATCATTATCTAACTTAGGTGATGACCAAATGAGACACGCAAAGTCAGGTCAATGGTGGGAGAATGAAGGGCAAAGAGCATTAGCTAATAACTCAGTAGCATTTAAAGGTAAGCCTGAGATGGGTACATTCATGCGAGAATGGACATCCTTGTATGAATCTAAGTCAGGTGAACGTGGTATCTTTAATCGTAAGTCTGCTAAAAATAAAGTAGCAGAGAATGGTAGACGAGATGATAATCATTTCTTTGGGTGTAACCCATGCAGTGAAATAATACTACGACCTTATCAGTTCTGTAACCTAACTGAAGTTGTTGCACGAGAGGCAGATAGCTTAAATTCATTAAAAGAGAAAGTTAGATTGGCTACAATACTTGGCACATTTCAAGCTACTCTTACTGAGTTTAAATACTTACGTAAAGTATGGAAAGATAATACTGAAGAAGAAAGATTATTAGGTGTATCACTTACAGGTATTCTTGATTGTCCTATATTATCTCCTAATGAAGTTGGTTTGTTTGATACTCTTGAACAATTAAAAAAAGTAGCAGTAGAAACAAATAAAAAGATAGCAGAGGATTTAGGTATACCACAGTCTACTGCCATAACTTGTGTTAAACCATCAGGAACTGTATCTCAGTTAGTAGACAGTGCTAGTGGCATTCATGCCAGACATAATGATTACTACATACGAACTGTAAGAGGAGATAATAAAGACCCACTTACACAGTTTATGAAAGATGTAGGTATTCCTTCTGAACCTGATGTTATGAAACCTGATAGCACAACTGTGTTTAGCTTTCCTATGAAGTCACCTACAGGTGCTATTACTAGAACTGCTATGTCTGCTATTGAGCAATTAGATTTTTGGTTACTGTACCAAAAACATTGGTGTGAACACAAACCTTCCATTACTGTATCTGTAAAAGAACATGAATGGATGAGTGTAGGAGCATGGGTATACGAAAACTTTGATGATGTTTCAGGTATATCTTTCTTACCTTTTAGTGAACACACTTATAAACAAGCACCTTACCAAGATATTACAGAAAAAGAATATAATATCTTGACAAAAGAAATGCCACCTGCTATTAATTGGAGCAAGTTGCAAGACTTTGAAAAGGAAGACACAACAAGTGGAAGTAAGGAACTAGCCTGTACTGCAGGTGTATGTGAAATTGTTGACATTGAAGCAAGTTAACTTAAAGAAAAGGAGAGTAAATATGAGAGATATGTTATTAGCAGCATCTAAATCCTATTATGTGGGGATGATAAATAAACACATATCAAATGTGGAAATACTTTTAACTAGGTCAGTAGGTATTGGAGAACATCAAGACATTCAACAAGCCATTGATGCAGAGCTAGAAAAAGTATCAGTAGCAGATGATAAACTTAACATGATATTAAAATATTTTGAAAGGAAAAAAGATGATGAAAAAGTTGAAACAAAAGAAAAGAAATCCGAATCTAAGTAAATATGATGCACCTTTACGTATTCAATATGAAAGAGGATTGAATGCATTTAGAGGTAACCAATATATTAGAAGTGTTGATGGTATAAAAATTATAGCGACTGAAAATCCTTATAACTCTAATACTATGCAATATAGAGAGTGGCAGAGAGGTTATAACTTTGCTTACTTTAAACAACTAGAGAAAGTAAAGCAAAATGAATCTAGAAGAAGAAGCAAAGAAGTTCATGGAAGTTAGAAATAAAAGTTCTATTACTGCAGAGAAGTATCAAGAAGGTGCAAAGTCTACTGCTATATATCCAAAGAAGGATGCATTGGCATACCTTGCTCTAGGTCTTGTAAGTGAGGCAGGAGAAGTTGCAGGTAAAGTTAAAAAGAAGATACGAGATGGTACAAGCCATGATGTAGCCTCTGAAATAGGAGATGTGTTATGGTATTGTGCTATGTTAGCAACTGAAATGAATGTAAGTCTTGGTAAGATAATGGATAATAATTTAGAGAAGTTATATGGAAGAAAACAAAGAGGAAGATTACAAGGGTCAGGAGACACTCGTTAATAAAGTTACTCCTGTCCATGACTTGTCGTGGTATTTGAAATGGATAGGGTCTTTGTTTATTATGTCAGGGATAACGTGCAGAGCAGTAGGGGTGTTCCCCTTTTATGATTTGTGTGCATCCTTTATAGGCACAGGAATGTTAGCTTGTATGGCTTATCTGTGGCACGACAGAGCATTACTTGTATTGAATGCAGTAGCATCTGCAGCATTGATGATGGGAATATTGAGACATTTAGGCTCTTGACATTAGTCCACCACGTTTAAACTTGTAGCGAACTTGATTATCTATAGGAACATCTCCTTTTGCAGGTAGAGGTTTTGGTGCATCTGATTTCTTCCAATATGTTACACCTT